GCGCTTTCAATTTATTTTGTGTTTGGAGGGTAAAGCTAATTGGAACAGCTCCCTGTGGTCTTTTACTTTTTAATGCCTTAAGTAAATCATTTTCCTTGTTTTGTAGTTCTGCAACTAAATCATAATACCCCGCTTTCTGCAATTCTTCCATCAGAACGAAATAACTCTGACTTGCATACTGGATATTAGCAGTAGTATATTCCAGATTTCCGCCTTTCCGATCGAATTGATTCAGAAGCGAGTTCAAACTATTTCTCATTTTTTTAGCCACTCGTTCCATATTTTTTTCAAACCATTGGGTTTGATCGTCAATTGCGGTAGAATATAAATCAGCCATTATTCAAATATCCCTGAAGAAAAAGTAGTTGGGATGATAGTTTGTTTTTTATTCGCATCAATTTCAGACACTCTTTGTTCCGCTTCTTCTCTGGTCATATCAGGATTATGTTTCATAATTGCCTCCGCTCTATCCATTGTGCCATTCGTCAGTCGCATTGATATGATTTGTTCTTCTTCTATCGGATTGGCAGCAATAGCTATGTCATTGAATTTGATATTAAAATCAATATCTTCTGGCAATCTTTGTGAGCCGTAATAATTCTCACATTGGCATATAAGATTTGCCAATTGCCGAAGTGATTCAATATAGATGCTTCGCTTATCCTCGTTATGATCAATCACGCCTTGCATTGAAAGTTTCAATTGGTATCCTGAACTGAATGTAGAAGCTTGTCTGACAGCGGATGTAGATAATCCAAGTAGCGAAGCAGTGAAGTCAATGTTCTGATTGATGATTTCCCAGACCTGTCTCAAATCTACATTAGGATTGATATAATATATTTTTCCACCTGCCTCTCCGCTAACCGGATCACGAGGAATATTGATATGCCTGGTGAGTCCAATTATCAATTCTCTATTATCCGGGAATCCTTCTGTGCAGAGAGTGGCAAAAGATTGATAATCAAGAGCTAAATCAAGATTTGTAAGCTGAATATTGGTTCGGAGATTTTGTGGAACAATTATATTGCTTTCCTCATTCCAGAAGCAATTAAGAGGATAATCCAGTTCAAACCAGGCAATAGGAATTTTGCCGTAAGGGTTAGGAATAGGTTCTTTTATAATTTTATCAATCTCGTAGTCAGTTTTTAGCGTTGCTTCAGTATAAGTTTCTGCAGTCCAGATTGCCCAAATATCAGTTCGCAATGGTAATAGATTATTGCTCTGAGTATTTATACGATACATAACTTTTAATGGCGTATCGGGAAAATTATCATCAGTAATTACAATACAGCGATCTGGAGTCAGAATGTCAAGTCCCACCTTTTTTGTAATTGGATTCCAAATCGGGATAACACCAATCTTTCCGCAGAGTTCAGTGAATCTATCTATAATCTTTAATTTTCCAAATAAATTCGCTTGATCAAATACAATAGAAATTGCGTCTTTTATATTTTGATTGTCTGTATCCGGTTTAATTTCTGGGTCTCGTTGAAAAATTTTAGCCAGCTGAAGAATAAGAGATTTCGTCAATGGCACGGTGATAATGTAATTATATATATCCTTGAATGTTGCCGGGTATCTTTTCTGCATTTCTTCTTTTGTATATTCATATTGATTATTATAATAAAAATCAATATTTTTAACGGCATTATTCATTCGTGTATTATTGTCTTTTCTTAGTGCTTCTGCCTTGCTTTGCTCTATTATATTCATTAGGCAATTCTCCAATCATTTTCTTTGATTTTGTTTAGATTTATTATATTTCTTAATGCATCAGAAATATGAGTTAACATAGTATCTTTTGTCTTTTCAATCATCCCGTTTTGGTCTGTCGTCACTTGTTCCAGATCAGCAATAAGATGAACACAGGTCGGGTCAATTACTATTCTATTATGAGCTAATTCTCCATTAGTAATATTGAGTGACCTGCGTTGCGAAATGCCATGCCTGTATCTTAATTGCCATCCCTTTCTCGCCAATATTTCCAAGTCACTTATATAGGCATTTGTCTCTCTCGCCGAACCTGTGCAATCAGGATAAATTACAAGTAATCTATCTGGATAATTAATAGCAATTAAATCAGCCATTTGGTATGTATTTGAATTGCGGAGATAATATTCAGAAAAGACATGAAGCGTGTCACCTCGCCAATATCCTACTACTGCTGTCATAGGGTCAACATTGAAGTCAATACCAATCTGTAATATGTCATTTGGCATAGGTGGTTCTACTTTTCTGATATGCTTATCACGGGAAAAAGCATAATATGCCTGTATGCCATTTAGATTGACAAATTCTCCCCGGATATAGGCATTAACCATTTTCTCATCATAGCTTGACATCAAGTCATCTATATATGATTGAGAGAGATATATATTATCGGTTGTCTTTGCTCTAATTAGTTTAGTTCCGGGATTTGGTTTTTTCTGTAAAACTTCATAGCAAGTAGAAAATCCTTCTGGAGAGCTGACCATAAACAATTGACTATCTTTTCTGCCTCTCAATCTTTCCCTGAAGCGATTTACTGCTCTAAGCCCTTTTTGCTTCGGAATAATATCTATTTCATCAATTCCTGCATCCGTAAATGTTTCGCCAACTATTCGTTCTGGATACAAAATAGATTTAATATGCAAATCTCCGAAATCAGTTTTTATTAGCAGATTAGATATATTTGATTTATAATTAATTTTGCATTCATCAAGTATTTCACAGAACGGGAAAAAAAATAGAGATTTCCCCATTTCGTAAGTTGGATAACCAATCCCTATATTAGATTTGCCGATTGCTCCCGGTCGTTTTGTGAGACAAAGTAATGCTTTGTAGAGAAAACTTACTGTCTTCCCCGATCCGAGACCACCTACTAATCCCAATGTTCTTGACCAGTCGTTCAAGAATTGCCATTGGTGTGACAAAAAATCCTCTTCTCGTAATCTAATTGTTATCACTTTCTGCCTGCTTTTTTGGCACTAATATAACTGTATAATTTTTGTTCACATCCTCATCCGGCATTGGATTATCCTTCTGATCGAGATATTGTTTTCCGAGCCAAACTAAAAGGGTAGGATTATGTTCTTCAATCGCTGTCTTGACCTGAGCTTCGGACAGTTTCATCTTCATTGACGAAAATCCGTTTTTATATGCCTTGGAAAACTCAGAATCTTCGTCTTGCATAGCAGCTCGGATTGTATCTACGTGGCAGCCGATCTGCTCAGCCATTGTGTCGTATGTGGCACGGAAATAGCCGAAAATTTTGGCTTGCTTTGGATCAAGCTCGATGCGAGGTCGTCCTGTGGGCTTTTTAGCTTTAGGATTTTGTTGCTTTTTCATACTTCATTCTTTCTATTATTTGGTTTTTTGTTTCCCATGCCATTTTGTATTCCGTATTTGCAAAAAGCTTTGAAAATCCAGTAAGATGTTTTAGCTTTAAAAGCTCTTCTGGCTCCATCCCAAGCTCATTACACACGTCCGCATCACTCATGCCTTCGTCAAGCATCTTAAATACAAGGTTACTCATACCATCTATGCTGTGTTCACCTCTTGCTCTGTTGTGCCTAACAGTCGCAGCCATTCTTTCTGAAATACTTTTCTTTATGATTACAATTGGCACCATGCCGCTATTAGCTTCGTAAATGTCTTTCTTAGTCTTGCATACGTAATATCTGTGGAATCCGTCAACAATAATATACTTGTCCCTGTCTGCGTCATATATCGTTACTATTGGCTGCGTATAACCATCTTTCTTAATGCTTTTATACAACAGCCCCATTTCTACTGTTGCCACTGCATTAGGATTATAGTCATTAGGCTCCACCTTTTCTATAGGCACCCATAAGACGCAATCAACGGGCTGCTGAATGGGGCTTTCTTTGTGTAGCGCTATCTTAATCTCGTTAATTTCTTTTATTGTTTTCAATTTGAACTGCCTTTTTAATTTCATCTACTTGCGCTTTAGTTAGATACTTAGAATGCTTAACCATTTCCATTTGTCTAATACCTCTATGGAACTGCCTAAACGCATTGACGCATTGCGTTAATCTGAAATTTTGTATTTTAGTAAAGTCCCAATCAGATGACAGGATGGTATTAATGGCAACCTTCCAAAAGTCTGTTTCTATGGATTCTCCCCTTGATATGAATGAAAACTCATAATCATAATTAATCTGTTTTACCCATTTTTCCCGGTCTTCCTGTTTTTGAATTATGTTTTCTGCCAAGTAGAAAGCATATTCTTTCCATGTTTTGAATGCGTTGGGGAGAGAGTCAGGGCAAGTAAATGAATTAAGTTTTATTTGTTTTATTGTGTTTGCCCCATCTATCCTGTTTTGTAGCCTTACCCATGTTTCTGGCTCTATTTCCTGCACCTCTGTTAGGTGCTTTAACGCTGTTTCGTGGTGCAGGTTTGATATTCTCATCCCGTTCACTGGAATTCCAAACCTAAACATTTGATCATACACCTTGTTGTATTTTGAGCCAGTGCTTTCAATGTATTTCCAAACATCGGTATAGCTCCAATCGTATATTGGATAAAAGGTATAATGATCATTTTTCTTGCTTAATACTTTCCCCCACGTTATGCCCTTATATGTTACTCCCCTTGTAAGTACCATTGCCCGCTTAGGATTCTCCTCTGCTCTCATTCCTGCGATATAGCACGCCTTTTTCCCGCTGCATTCTTTCCCAATAATAGCATCGAATAAATCATGAAATCTTTCTTTTCCGTATGTATTTTGTTTTATAGAAAGATCGTGCTGAGGGTGGATCCAATCGTCTTTTTTCTCTGCATCCCAGCAATATGAAAATCTATTATAGCTTGATGCATTATTTGTGATTACTATAGGCATTTGATACCACATGGGAAGCACGTTTTTATCTTCCATAATGCCGGTCATGTAGTCAACCGTTCCTTGCCATTCTGCCTCTTGATCTATCCACATGACCCGTAATGGGAGCCGATTCTTCTCCCCAGCTATTTTCTTGCACAGCTCATAACACACAGTGCTGTCTTTGCCTCCACTCATACACACGATAACGTCTTCAAATTCATCAAATAAATAGCTAATTCTGGACAAAGCAGCATCTAAGACGGTTTCTTTTTTATAGATTCGCATACTCTACTCTTGTTATGCCGTTTTTGTATTGTTTAGCTATTTTCCCGCCAAACGACAAATGAGCATTTAAGCTTTGCTTAGTGCAATTAGCATATGCGGATTTTGCACCGTTATTTTTGGCGTATTTTATTTTATGCGCTAGGAGTGCATGGAATATCCCCTTTTTTCTCATTGAAGGGATAGTATATGACATTTTGAAATATGCTTTTTTCCCTCGAAATATTACTCCAGTAACAGCCACTAAACTGCCGTTATCGTAATATCTAAAAATTGTTGCTTTTTCAGATAGCAAAATACCGTCTTTTTTCATGTCATCCATA